GCTTAAATAATTAGTTGCCATGGTCGACTCCATAGTCGGCGATGTTACCATCGACTCCAAGGTCGTTGATGAGGTGTCTCTTGCAAGCGGTGGGACCCGCTGGGCAAGCACCGACCCAGAAACCGTGCGGCAGACCGCTGTCGCCCTGGTTGCCAACATGTGGCCAGTGAGGTCATACTGCACCTGCATGGTGCGGCAATCGATCCGTCGAAATGACGGCCCGTGCTTAGACGAAGCCCTTCGTATCGTCGACGCCGAGCTTGAAAAGTACAGGTCGGCTGCGCAGCTTGCAGACGAGAATGACTCGCCGCTCTTTGCGGTGATGTGTTCGCCCGTTTTCGCAGCAGTTGCCTCCCCCAAACAAGCAAACCATGCCCTTGCCACCGTGCAGGCCATGTTGTTCCCTCCTAACTCGATCATCCCCTCCACTAGCGAAATTCGAGATTCAGCTTACCTCGCGGCCGTGCCCTGGCATGCAGTCCGTGATATCATGTACGCGTTCGATCTCGCAGTCTACGAGGAAGACACTGGTTTAGTGAACGAGGTTCATCTTCTTGCTTCCCATATCCGCCCGGTGGCCAAACAGTCACCGTCTCCAGTTAGTGCCGACGTCCCCACGTCGGCAAATCCCCAGCGACTAGTTCTCCTGGGGTGTGCATCCCCGCTGGCTCCCACCAAGGAGCAGGCGACACTTGCCTACTTGTCGTGTCCTACGGTCACGTACGTTGACAGCTCGTGGAATTGGATGCCACTTCCCCCTTCCAACCCTGCCCGACACGTGGGCTTGCATCTTGCAGCCCATGGTATGGATCCCCCGCTTAACCAGGCCGAGATAATTGGCCAAGAATGTAGTACGGGTGTCAGGTACATTTGGACGGTCCAAACGGAGGCCCTGCAAGAGGTCTTCGTGGGCTCGCTGCGCGCAAGTGCGCCGGCGGCCGGGGGTTTGCTGCGTGCAACACCAGCGACCACCGGTCCGAGCGATAGTCCCGCTCAACCCAAGCCGCCGCTCATCAGGGCGCGGCCACAATTCCCTGACACTGGGGCTGCCACCCCTTTGTCACCCGTGGCGCTGTCCGAACTCAGCGACATGGGAATCACTACCCCGGACACACTGGGGTACGTGTTGTTCGGAAGCATCGCCAGTGGTTCTGCTCCCTCGACTGTTGAGTCAGGTGCGCAGTCAACCACCACTGACGATCGCATAGGTGCTATGCCGGCCAGCCCGCCGGTGCCCACCGCCCAGGAACGTGCACTACAAACGTTCGACCGCATCAATGCTCGGCTGGCGCGCTTCGCGCCACGCCGTGTGACCGCGCAAGACCTCACGATCGGTAACCTGGTCGTCAAGCCGCACGGTCTCTGGTGCCGGTTGCGCATGAGTGTGCGGCATGTTCTTGGAAGGACTGCTGTCAACAACGCCGAAGATGATGTTCATGACATCGGACCCGTGTTTGTTCAGACCCCGACTGGCCCCGTGCACGTCGATGCGTTTGACCATCTTGTGGGTGGTAAGGCAATGCCACTGCCCCCTGATTCACTCACGCTTCCGGAACAGGACAATCTCCCCCCAATCAGACGACTTGCCTTAGCGTCTGCAATGCGAAGGGGGTTCTTCGCCAAAGTCACCATTCGTGACGCAAGCCTTGCCCGGAGCATGCTTTATGCAGCACGGAACAACCGGCAGATCCGAATGATGGTGGCAATGTTGCAGACGCGTCACCCAAACTATGCGGCGACTGATGCTAATAGGATGGTAATCTTGAGGTCACTCAACCAGTTCTTTGCCAACTGGGGGTATACACCCGAGACACAACTCCGCCTACGGCCACATGTTGTCGCACGGTACTTCCGCACCGACGTGAATGAGATCACAGCGAATCTCGCGCTTAGCTTCGAGCAGGCGCGGCGCGGTGCTGCCACAGCCTGAAGACGCCCGGTCCAAGTCCAACGAATTCTCACGCCAGTTGATTTTGGTGGTGGGGATGTGGTCGTTGTTGACGAAGGACGGGCGGCAGTAGGGGTGTGTGATGAACAGCTTGACGTCTTGGGCCCAGTTGACACTCCGTGGGTAGTCCTGGAGCCCACTGCTGGCAATATGCAGCAAGGTCTCGTTGAGCGGATTGATGTGTGTGATTATGGTTCGGGCTTGGAACCTACAATATCAGCACAAGTGGATGTATTCTCCGAATTCGGATTGATAGCATGCAAGGTGGCAGATGCCTCAAGGCGTGACGGGCCGTTGACCGTAGAGCAAGTGCTCCGCGAGTGCCCTCCCGGTAAAGCCGAGCGGTATCGTAAAGCAGCTGTTGATTTGGAAGAGAAGGGGGTGCAGGTGACCGACGGCATACGCCAGTGTCACGGCAAACTGGAAAAAGTTGAAGGCAAAGTAAGAAATGTCATTAGGCTGATTCAGACTTTTGCCCCACGATTAATGATAGCATTCATGTGCTTCACGCGTGCAATTGAGCGTGTGGTGTACGGGGTGCTAGAAGGGCTCATACCCGGCTCGTGTGTCGCCAAAGGCAGAAACGCGCTGGACATGGGCAACCGACTCTCTGCGATGGCAGACGCTGTGAGAGACGGGGGACACCGACCAATGTACATCATGATTGATTGTAAAAGATTCGATCAGCACTCCACCGCCATGATAGGGGTAGTGCACGAGATCGTTTATCTCAGGATGTTTCCACGACGGTACCGCAGTAGGCTGAAGGAGATACTACGGGC